GCGCGGTGCCTCGGCTTCAAAAGTCTGCAGCTTCTCGTAGATAGAACCGCACTTCGAACACTTAAACTCATACAGGGGCATCTCTTATCCCATCGCTTTGCGGAGTCTGCTTTTCTGTTCATCAGACAACCCACTGATTTCAATGTCTGGGTAACGCTTGAACACGGCGTCACGTACCTTCTTCTGCTCTGCAGGGGTCCCGTGCTGCGCAACTCTCGCGAGAGCGTTCCTTGCATGAGACTCATCGTTGATAGGGTACTTCCGTTCTTCAGGGAAGACGAAGTCGCTGTCAGGTAGGTCGTTGCGTTGTTTTGTCGTGAGCTCTGCCATTATCTACTCTTAGTTGTCACGCATGTTGGATAACGTCCGGTAGGCGTCTTCGCTGATGCGATTGTTCTGGAGCGCCCATTGTAGCGCTTCTTCGTTTTCGACGAAGGCTTGTACAGCTTTCGACTTGGGGTCGAGTTCTCGGGCTTCTACAGGCTTGCCGCCCTTGAAGCGGTAGAACGCCTCAACACCCGCGTCGCGTACTTCTTCAGGCACTGTGCCTCTTGCAGCTTGTGCTGCGAGCGCGCCTGCTATGCCGAGTCCCGCGATACCTCCGATAGTTCCCACAGTACCTTGGCCTCCACGCTTGGGGCGGCTTGTGCGTGGTGTCTGCGGTGCGTCTCTGACTTCGTCTAAAATCCCTATGAGATCGACGGCGGCAATATTACCGGGAAGTTTCCGTTCTTTAAGAGCCCATTTTTGCCAGCGGTCAAAGACTTCTTGTACCTGCGCATCGTTTAGTTGGCCCCGACCAAGTCTTTTGATCGTGTCGACGTGGCCGCTCCCCGGCGCGCGGATTTCATCCATTGCAGCGTTGATTGTTGTCACTGGGGCCAGCGTTCTTTCGACGTCGGCAAGCCTGTACCGCTTATCGGCAGTGTCAAATCGACCGTCATCTGAATCCCAAACTATTTCAGGACCGCGCTGGCCGCGTTGGTCTCTGTCGTAGCTTTCGTAGCCAATGACTTGCTCGGGAGGAACTGCTTCGGACTTTTGCAGCGCACTCCCACCTTCGAAAGGAGAGACAGAAGGATCTGTCTGCCACGTACCGCCCGAATGGGCGATGATGGCGACTTCGCCTTTTGGAGACGAGAATACTTGATCTCCGAACATGGCGGTTTCCATTTTGTGCGCCCATCTACGTGCTGACTCGTAATCAGCGAAAGTGTGGACTCGGCCTGCGCCGTAAGCTTCGCCTGTTGCACGTTGCCAGTTTTGACCTTCGCCTACGCGGATCCCGTTATTGACAATATCGGTGACGTTTTCTGATAGCGTGACGTGGTAGTAGACAGGCCGCCTTGTGGAACGAGTCCCTTCTATATCTACTTCATCGATGTAGTCTAAATAAACCTCGTTACCCCAGTGGTCTGTCCCAACACCCTGCTTATGATTAATCTCAAACGGCCTGGGTCGGTCCCAGCCTTCCGGCGCGCGTGGTGTTTCAGGTGCGGCTGCTCGGGGGTTACCCCTGGATTCAAGAGGCTGCCCTCGGAGTTCTCCTTCTGTATGGAAGGGTGAATCGACTTTGAACGTCCCGTCTTCTCCCGTAAGTTGTTTCGGTAACTCTTTAACGTAGTCCAGCCTTTCTTTGCCGCCCTCGGCTTGTTCGCTCCAACGGATCCCTCGGGATTCGAGAAGGACGGGAATACGATCATAACCAAGACGTTGAAGTTCTCTGACTCTATGGCGGCCTTCATGACTTAAGACTTGTCCGCTGTCATCCATTCTCAAATGAGGAACGTCTTCGAACTTCTCTCCCGCCTCGACCATTGATCGAACACGACTTTCTTTTTCGGGGGAGTGTCCTTGTTCGGCGAGACCCAAAAACTCTTCAGGGGTGAGATATACAAGTAAATCTTTGCTCTTATGTGAGGGGTAAGAATATGTGCGTGCGCGATCAAGAGCTCGATCGGAGAACAAAGATTCTACAGGCGTGAGGGCTGCAGCAGCCGCAGCCGCAGGACCAGCGACCTCTTCGGGGCTGATCTTCTCTTTCAAATAGTCGTAGCCCTTACCCAGGTACTCGGCCCCGCGTTCTACGACTTCTGCAGCGGCTTCAGGGTTGGCACCCATTGGGTCTGCCGCGATCATTGCAGCAGATTTGGCGAGAGACTTTGCAGCAGCTTTGGGCCCGCGCAGGATATCCGCAGTCTTCTGCTTAAACTCCTCTTCTTCTGCTTTAGCTGCAGCCTCTTCCTCTTCTTGCGCCTTACGACGAGCTTCAGCGAGAGGATCAGCCTTCGCAGGCTTGTCCATCATCTGGTACCAGAGTTGTTCATCTGTAGGCATTACCATTTCACCTTGTTGGCCCAGTAGGCTGCAGACATCTTGCCCTTGGCAATGTTCTTTGCGTGACGTGCTTTGAAACTATCTTGTTTCTTCTTACGCGCACCAGTCGGGTTTGCCTCGGTAACCGTGTCGGCGCCCTGCTCACCGAAACGAATCAGCTTCGTTCTATCACCCTCTTTTGCCAGGACGACGTGGCTTTTCTTCGGGTGGTCTGGTGTGCGTTTAGGTTTGTTCACACCCTTCAGATTATTGTCTTTAAGGATCCGACGAACTCTGTTCCGCTGTTCTTCGGAGAGCGCCATTACTTCTTTCCAGCCCAGCTATAGCAGGTGCGTTGTGATGCACACTTAAAGTCCCAAGCCTGACAGTACCCAAGCTCACCGCCTTCGATAGCAGTCTCGGGGTCGCCCTCTTCACCCAGACCTGCCTCGATGCAGGTGAGCAGTTCGCGCGTGCGAATAAAGAAGGTGCAGTTACCGCACCGCATCGTCATGGCGTTTTCCATAGACGTGTTGAACTTGTCTGCAAACGCTTGCCAGAACTCGTCGTTAGCACCGCTTTCGTCGAGTTGTGGGTTTGCAGGACCGTAGTTTGCTTCTTCGATAGCACGCTGACGATTATCCATGTTGAGCCCAATGTCTTGCGTAGCAGGCGGACACTGCTCCAACTCTTGGGCTTCACGACGCATGGCGTCCATGCGAATGGTGTAGTCAGGCGATTCCATTAGGCTTCCCCTCGAACGGGCGAACCGCCCCCTGCGGCGAAGGACTCTTCGGGGGTCGCGGCTTCTGCTTCTAACAATGCGGCGAGCTCGGGCGGGATCTCTCCAGCACCAGGCTCGGCGACGACGGCGCCCCCAAGCGCACGTTGTTGTTCAAGAGCAGCCTCGGCCTCGGTAGCAGCAAGCGCTTCGTCTTGTGGTAGTAGGATGGATTGAGGCAACCCGAGGTTGGTGACGACTTCTTCTGTCAGCCTGCGGACGTCGACGTTCTCGTTCTGCGTCAAGAATGGAATCATCTGAAGCAGAGTCTCGGAGAGGACTGCAGGGTTCTGCCTGATGGGGTTGTAGCTGACCATCTGGAACGACACATCTACATCTTGCAGCGAGTCAAACGATACGGTCTCCCACTTACGGTTACCCGACACACGCACCATCTTCTCTTGCTTCATGTACTTGCGGCAGAGATAGAAAGCCTTCTGGCCCACATCTTCAAGTGCTGTGTTGATATGACCTTCTCGCGTAGCCAGACGGGTACGCATCTGCGCGTCGATGATGGCCATTTCTGTAGCCGTACGAGCACCAGCAACCTGACCACGCGCAGCCTCCGCAAGCGCAGAGATAAACGCGGCGTCGTTTTCTTGGCGTGCTGTGAACTCCTGCACTCCTGCGGGGTTCTGTGGCATCGGCATCTCGTAGAACAAAGTACCAAGACTTCGGAGCGCCTCGCTGTTTTCTGGGCTGATCCCTACAAATGATCCTGTCGCAGCAGTCACGGCTTTATTGAGGTCTTCCTCGCTGATGCGTCCCGCATCGTAGAGCACCCGAGGAATCATCAAGTAGACAATCTGCTTCATGTGCGTGAGCAAATCGTTCACTGTTTCTTGCTGGTTCAGAATGAGCTGAACTTCAGACAGACCCAAACAATCTACACCTGATTGGTTCAGGCTGAACATTGAGTATGGGATGTAGTCAATCTCGGATTCGAAGACGACTTGGTCATCACCACGGATGTAGTGGCTGACTTTGTTTGCCTCTCGATCGTAGTATTCCCAGACAGTGACCCACTGGAAGAAGTCGCGTACAGAGCTTGCGTTCTTCTGGTTGTGACCGCCGAGCATCCAAGAAGGATACCGGTCTGGCTGGACCTGCGACATGTCGCGGACTTTGTAGATACCCTGATCTACGCGACGCTTAAACTCTGCGTAGGGCAACACCGTGGCCTCAAGCCAGTATCGGATATCGTCTACGTCGCGAACAGTGAGGTCGAAGAATAGCGCAGACGGGTCTACAACCTTAATAACGGGAGTGTCTTTCTCACTGTCCCAACCTGTCTTGAAGATACCGCGCTTACAAAGCACAGCATCGATAAGCGCTGTGGCTGCTCGCCGACGTACCTTGTTTGCGTCGAAGATATAGTCGAGCAAACCACTCACGGCAGGTGCGGCGACTTGGCTTCGAGGATTCCTCGGATTCGCTGCAACCTTCGGGTTCGGTCCGAGTAGCGAGCTGATGGCGGTGTCTGCAATAGCGTAGATTAAGTTTTTACTACACATCATATTGCGTGATGCGTCTGTAAAAGCAGACTCTGCGCCTCCTGCGTTCTGGGTCCAGAACTCACCACGATAATAGCGTCGCGCCTTTTCAAACGCACGTTTCTCATAGGAGTCGTAGTACCGCAGATGACGGTCGATAAGAGAAGATAGCTTTGCCATGTTTAACGCTTCTTCTTTCCGGCCTCTTTCTTGGCCTGGGTCTTGAGCCCGTTGAGCAACTGGTAGTAGTTGTCCTCGTTCTTTTTCTTCTTATGGCCTTTCATAGCTACATCCATTCTCTTGGAGGTGGTTGGAACGGGTTGTTCTCTTTGCTCTTTAGACGGTTATCATACCGGTCGAGGTCCGATATTGTAAGCTGACCCGGCACGTACTCACTTTCGTTTTCTATCGTGGCCACAGTAAACCGTCTACGCGATAGGATATCTGCAGCCATAACTGCTGTACGCGCGCGGTCAAAGTGGTGCGTTTCTCCATCGATGCCCTTGACTCTCTTTTTCCTACGTCCGTCGTAGTTAAGAAGCTGGTGCAAAAGCCCTCTCGAATAAAGCTGAAGGTCTCTTTGCCGTAGCATTTGAACAAGACGCGCTTCACTTTCCTGGATGCGCTTTTCTGTAGCGTACCAGCCTGGGTGGTTGCGGTTTGTCCAAAGAAGTTTCTTACAACCGCTGTCCTTTAAGATTGCGATACACGCCGTGGCGTTTGACTCTACGGCAAGAAGCGCGGTGTTGTACCTGGCTTGTACTCGGGTCAGCCTACGGGCAAATCTATCGGGGGGCTCTCGGTCTTCCCAGAACGCTACCTCCCTACGACCGATGGCGTCCCACACAGTGAGCGCGCTCTTATCACCAGTACCACCGAAACCTGCGGGGTCAGCGGTGATGACGTATTGGTTGCCGGGAATCGGCGCTTCAAGTTCCCTACAGCCCGAGGCAGCGATGGGAGGATCGTTTGCCGCATTGTCGAGAAAGGGCTTGATGATTTCAAGCGGCATGACAGGAGCGAACGAACCCAGCCAACCGTCGTAAGGGTCTGACGGATACTTCGATGAGAAGAGTCTCGCGTCTCCCACGAACTCGGTCTCTAAACCAAGTCGACGAAAAGCAATGTTACCAAGTGTCATCCCTGGATGCTTGGCGAGGTACGTCTTCTCTTCTTCGTTTGGCTTGAACCCTCTCGGGTCTGCGTAGCAGCTATTGTCGTGCCACCACTCTAAAAACAATGGGTGAAACCTACCTCGACCTTCAAGCGCCGAACGCCACATCTGCTCATGGTGCGAGGACGATCTACCCGGCGTGGACTCAAGTATGACGCGCGCATTCGGTCTCTTGTTAAGCGTAGGGAAGATGTTGATAGCTGCCTTACGCTGCCATTGCGCTTCACCAAACTCTGTGATGACCAGGCGATCGATAGAGCGACCGATTGCAGGAGAGCGACCTCCCGCCGTTAGGATCTTGATACCACCCCCGTGACAGAAGTGAATCTGCGTCGTTCCTGCCTTACGCCCGGTAGCGAGTGGCATCCTTACGTCTTCGGGGAGTCGGTGGTATGCGAAAAGGATCCGCTCGAAGATGTCTTCGGCGGTGTCTTGGCGCTCTGCGATAAGCAGACCCTTGACCCCTTCTAAGTACATACAGTCTCGTAAGAGAAGCATGACAGAGATGGTTGTAATCTTCGCCTGCCTAAACTTGTTTACGAGTATCCATCTGTTTTGGGAGTAGGCTTCAAGCAGCTTCTTCTGCGTATCCGTAGGCTCCAAGAACCCGAGGGTCTCGTCTTCTCGGACGATGCGGCACATGCTTACAAAGGCTTCTGGGATATCGAGCAGCGCCTTTATCTTTCCTGCGTGTAGCCCAGGGGCATGTGCGATTTTCGCACCATTCGACGTGGTGTCTGTTTGATTTGTAGGGGAAGTCACAATCACCTGTAGCTATGTAGCGATGGTATCATGTTACCGGTTTAACTACGATCAGTTGAACACAAAACTGTTGAAACTTAAGAAAAAGTTTATGCGTCGGGTTGCCCTGTCAACCTTTCTATGTAAATCTGGGGACAGCACCCGATGGTGGGACAGCCCGTAAGGGTCCCTCTAATCAACCGATGCGGGCAGGCGAAGCGCAATCTTTCTCCTTTGTTTTTTTCGGCAGGCTTTCCGCCTGTCTTTACGGAGTATCCGTTTCATGGCAATTTCAACCGAAATCCTCAATACTACGTTTTCGGACTTGCGGGGGCCTCTGGTCAACTCGTTCGTACGTAGCAACGAGCTTTTCGAGGCGTTGATGTCCAAGGCACGTATGCCGATGGAGGGCGGGTCCCTCATCGAGCGTTCGTTTGCTGGTGGTGCCCCTGCTCGGGGCGTCGGGATCTACGTCGGCGATGAGCTTCTTAACATGACGCGACGTCAACAAATCAAACGGTACAAGGTCGAACCTCACCGTCTTGTTGTTGCGATCAACATCCCCAAGAAAGAGCTGATGTTCAACAGCGGCAAGCTGGCTGTCATCCGCCTTATCGAAGAATATCCGCAGACGACGATGGAGTCCGCTAAGGCTGATATCAACAAGTTCTTGTTGACCGGTGTTAGTCGCGGCCTCGTCTTCCAAACGGCTGAGCTTCGAGGCATGCTGACCCTTAACGGTCAGAATGGTTCTGGTGTAGGTACGGGTGTGACCAATGGTCTCCTCGACTTCCAGGCTACGACGGCTCAAACCGACGATGTCCAGGATGTTGCGAAGTCTTCGTCTTACTACCACTTCAACCAGTACAATGACATTACGACTTGGTCTGCCGATGGTATGACTCAACTTCGTAAGACCTACCGTCAGTGCGCCCACTACGCGGGTGGACCGGCAAAGGGTCCCGACATTGTCATTATGGACGACTCGACGTTCTCGAACTTCGAGGACAGCCGACTCAACCTTGTGCGCGTAAGCGTTGTCGAAGACAAGACGGAACGAAGCAACACGCTCGACTTGAGCCTGGGCTTGGCTTCTGTCAAGAGTTCCATCGACATCGACTTGAACGACTTCACAGGCGTTGCCGCTGATGGTGTCTCGTACATCCTCAACAGCGACTACCTTGAGTTCCCGCTGTCTGAAGCACCGATGATCTCCGACTTCAAGGAGCGTGTAGGCGACCAAGACGTCGTGACTGCTCTCTTCTCGATGCAGGGCAACCTCATCAGTACCAAAGTTCCAGCCCAGGGCGTTGTCTCTGGTGGTTCGGTTTAGGAGTAAATCATGGCATATGGAAATCAAGTCAAGACTGATTCGCTGTCTACAACGTACTCAAGTGAGCAGTATCCTCTCGGAACTGTTTTCGTACAGCAGGCTGACGAAGTTGAAGCAGCGGAGCATACCGATGGTACTGCTCTTGGCCTAAAGGGAGATCGCACTTGGATCTTCGTTAAGGCTGCAGTTGCTTTGGCCATCTACGACTGTTGCATCATCAACTCTGCTGACACCGCAACGGCTTCTTTCGAAGTTCGTCCTTCGGATGCAGCGGGTGACAACAACCTTGACGTTGTTGGCGTTGCGCAAAACGCAATCGGCCTCAACGAGTACGGTTGGATTGTCTGCGATGGTGAGGTTGTCGTCAACGGAGCCGCCAGTATCACTGCGGGTCTTTTCCTGGACACGCACACTGGTGGTCAGGTGGATGACAGCACGGCTGCAGGCACCCTGATCGGCAAAGCGCTCTCGGCAACGAACACTCCGGTTACCGGAACTATTCGCGCTCGTCTGCGCCTTCCGTAGATAGCTTCAACACTATCTGCGTGCTACACTGGGCATCGGGGGATTCGTCTCTCGGTGCCCAGTTTCGTTTTGGAGCCTTAAATGAACACTAGCCTTGGTGCGTTGCGCGAACGACTTTTGAACTTCCGCGCCTGGGATAGCACAGGTTCTTCTCTGAACAAACGTATTCGGGAAGCGATGAACACCGCGCTGGATCGCTTGGCCGGGGACGTGCCTGAAGCACTTATCCCAGACGAAGAACATATTGTACTCCTGCCCGACTACGTAGGCAGCGATGCTACGGTTGCTGCTCGGTTGCGGGCGACGACAGATAGCCGCGTTCTTGAGTTTACGACAGCGGCGGATGCTGTGTTGGGCGCTTCACCTATATGGTCTCCTACGGTCGATGGTACGTGGGACGGCATCATGCACCTTGAGATTAAGGACCCTGAAGGTGTGTGGCACCGACGCCAGAGCCGGGAGTTCTTTACCACAGGTAGTGGTGGTTCAACGACGTATTACGTCAGCATCGATAGGCGGTGGCCTAACAATAGCGACACGTTGATGGACTTTCGGATCCATCAACCCGAGTTCTTTTTTACTGACGATGTGATGGAAGTGCTGGAGCCCGCACGAGTGTGGGATAGTACACGTCAGCAAGTCTGGTCGATAGACACGGCAGGCGCCTCTCGCCAAGACATGGTTGACTTTCAAGGAAACTCTACAGGCAGACCCTACCGTTTCTGGAGAGGTCGTCACTATCAGGTACCCACTCCAAGACGTCGCCCCGAAGCGCAGATTGATGCGAGGACTAACGCTTGGGTTGGGCCTGAACAGACAGGTAAGTTCCGGTTTTGTTACACAATCGTTTGGGGTCGAAAAGATCCTGAATGGCAGTACTCTCCCGGCGGCGTGCTGGACCCGCAGTTTGAGAGTGCGCCGTCTCCAGAGAGTGCGCAGCTCACACTCACCTCGTCTCCTGCGGCAACGCAGACAACGACTGTGGGTAGTGGAGTCATTGAGCTCCGAGCAGAGAACATCGACTACATGACCGACTTCGACATTGCGTCTGCCTTGAGGGAGACTCGGTCGGGGTACCGTATTCGCTTCTATGTTGCCCGAGACTCGTTTGATGCAGGTCAGCCCGCAGGGCTTGCCGCCGACAACATCGTCGAAACGTCAGGGATCTTTTATCTACTTGCGGAGGTCGACCCTGCGACGACGACACCCACTGCGGTGTATCGATGGGACGGCTCGGTCATTCCAGATTTGATGCGACCCTTGAAGCACTCGACGGGGTACTATGCGTATAAGTGTTACCCGCACCAGGACGCGCGATACGAGCTCGACTTCCGAGTACTGCGACTCCCGCGCAAGTTTATTGATGACCAAGACACAGCCCCGATTCAGCGCGACGCTGTGCCTGCGTTAATCGAGTTGAGTCTTTACTATATGTGCCTACTTGATGGGGTTGACCAGCAAGGGGCGCAGATTCATTTGGATCGATTCCAATCTCTCGCACGTCGATACCGTGCGCGCTACGCAAACACAGGTCGTGTTGTCGAGCCTGTACCCATCACGGGGTACGGATCGCGTTACCAATATGGGCGCTTTAGTAGCGATTCGTGATGCCATCGTGTTATGGTAGAACAACTTTTCGAGGTGAATAATGAAACCAGTAAACTACATCTCCTTTGAACGTCCGTTGTTGGGCGACTGCATGCACCGATATTCTCTG